ACGATTGAGTAGTCGAGCCTGTTTTTGCTATTTCAAAGCCAACCGTGCTGCCAGATGCTACTTCTGTTTTAACTATTGTTGTCCCCGAAGATTTCTCAACGTGTAGCATTTGGTCAACAGACGAAGTGCCGATGCCAACATTGCCATTACCCTTAATAAACATAAGTTCACTGGATGAGGATGCGCCTGTTAGTTTCCTAAACTTAAAACCACCTTGGTCGCTACTTGCTCCTGTCCAGGCATTCCAGAAATCAACTTCAGCACCACCAGCAGAAAAGTTATAACCAATTGAAGAACCAAATGTATTACTTGGGTAGTTTCCGTCTGCATTACCCGCAAGAGTTACGATACTACCTACGTTTGTAGCAGCTGATATATTCAGATTATCAGCCGTGACCGTGCCATTGACATCAAGTGCTGTGGCTGGCGAACTCGTGCCGATGCCGACAGCGCCAGAGTTGGTAACGGCAAGCAGAGCAGAGCCTTCACTGTTATAAGTGCCTTCCTTATATGTCAGCAATCCAGTTGCCCTGTCATAATCAAAACGTCCTGTCGCTGCGCTAGTGTCGTGTGCGCCAAGACGAATAGTTGACACTGCGCCGTTTACGGATGCTGTAAAACCATCAGTTGATGTGCCTACCGTTAGCTGGTCATTAAGGTTTGACGATGTGCCGATGCCAATATTTCCTGAGTCATTTATTCGTAGGGCTTCACTGCCGTTTGAATATACTCGAAACCCACCAACAATATTATTGATTGAAAATAAAGTGCTGTCAGAAGCACCAAAACCAAACCAACCCTGCTGGGTAATTCCTCTGTAAAACTCAAAAACTCCTGTAGTTTCTGCATTTGTGCTAGCATTACTATCTGTAAATCTTATTTTAGGAGTAGTACTAGAAACATCAAGCTGTGCTTCTGGTGAAGCAGTTCCAATGCCGACACGATTATTCGTGCTGTCAACGTGGAGGGTGTTGGTGTCAACAGTCAGGTCTTCATTAATAGTCACGTTTCCATTAAAGGTACTATTAAATAAAGAGAATGTTTCGTATACAACAATCTCTACATTATCACTAGCTGCCAATGCCGAAAGACCAGCAATAGTATTTTCTGTGCTGGTATTATAATCTGTGCCAGTAATAAGAAGAACACCATTAAGATAAACGTCTACATAGTTACCATCAGTAAATGCAAGAGTTTTACCATTGCTATCTGCTCCAGACAAACTTGTTTCACCACCACTGGCAGTGTAAAAAAATCTAGTCCGAACCGCATTTCCGAAAGGTGCTTTACCTATGTATGCCATTTACTTAGTCTCCTAATGTTACCACGGAACTCCATCAGTAGTAACAGGGGTTTTTTGCCCAGCAATATCAGCAGCCAGGGCAGCTTCGGTGTCGTCTTTATCAACGCTTTCATATACCCAGCCAAGCACATTAGCTTCGGTCAGGCTATCAAAAGCAATAAAGCCGTCAGCACTTGCGTCAGGCGTAAAGCCAACAGTGCCATAAGAGGAAGCAGAATAGGTTACGGCATCATCGCCCGACCCAACTGTTTCCGTTTCAGTTACACGCCAATGCGCCACAGTAACGCCGCCATCAGCAGTGTTACGTTCTAAGTTTGCGATAGTCCAGTTTGCCATTATATATTCTCCTGATTATTAACATGTTCTTGATAAGCGGAGATAATAGTATCGGTGTGTACTGCCGCACATACGGCCTGAACCTCTGCATCTTCGCTGCTGTAATCGTCACCTGCTTGGATGACATGACGGTGGTAACTGCGTGACAGTTCCGTACCATCTTCGCTGACGACTGTAGCGGTGCGAACTTGCACGGCTTTGAACTCGCCTACGATTTCAATTTTATCTACTTCGATTGTTTTAGTTAATGCCATTGTTTTGTTTCCTTCTATTTATCGTGGCGGGATTGCCACCTGTCCGACCCGACTTCCAGACGGGTTATGATGTAAAGTAAGTTAAAGTCCCTCTGTAATGTTTAGTGGTCGAGGACGCAGACCCTTGCAAAGGTCTATCAAGCTCAATAACAAATGTATTAGTCGTCTCTTGCGCCCAAAAACCAAAAAAAGAATTATCTTCATAGGCAATGCCCGTTGCCCCAACATTTGTCGCTGATAGATTGTTGACAACAGTAAATGGAAGACCTCCAAATTGCATATTTGACGAAGTAGATGTTGGGTCAGCGTTTGTCTCAAAAGTAATGGTTACAAGATTTCCGACCTTTGTGTAGTGTGCGTTTGCGCCTGATATTGCTGCAACATTGCTTCCAGCCGTAGGCGTCCAAGTGCCTTCCTCATAATCCTCAAGCTTGTTCGCTGAACCCGTGCCGCCGACATATACGCCGCCGCCGAGATAGAGGTCATTCCACCTAATACCACTTTGCCCTAAATCATAAGTGTTATCAGTAATACTGCCAGACCCGTTTGTTGGAAGCATTCCGTTTGCATTAAAACGTATGCCGCTTGTGCCACTCGAACTATGAATTGCAATTTCAGTCCCAATTACATTGATGCCGCCAGCAGTTGTGCCGTCTTTGTAAAAATTAACAATAGTGCCATCTGAGTTTAGACGATTGAAAAAACCAGCCGTTGAGTTATCACGAGTAATTCTTAATGAACCCTCTGGCCTTGCTTCACAACCAGCAGTTCCAAAGTTATCGCTGGTTTTCCCCGTAAGCACATTGCCGCTGCTGTCGATGCGCATACGTTCTGACCCTTCAACACGGAAAGCCATATACGGGCCGCCGTGATAGTAGGTAATACCACCTACAGGTGTCGAAGAACTGTCATCAGCAAACCAAATCCATTGCTCTCCACCTGTGCTTCCAGAAAACTGCAACGCACTGTGAGATGAACTTTCAACCTCTAGCTTTGTATAACTGTGAACCGCTGCGGATGATGAGCCGCTTGATACCGCCAAAAGGCTGCTTGGCGAAGTCGTGCCGATGCCTACGTTTGTTCCAACATAAGCAGTGCCGCCGAGATAAAGGTCGTTGAAGCGAGCAGATTCACCTCCCAAATCAATACCATTATCTCTATATGCTTGAGAATTAATATCAAAAGGTCGAATACCGTCTGGCCCTGTAGAGTCAAAGGAAAGGCCAACTGCAAATTTGCCTATATAAAGGTCAGTGTCCTTAACACCAATCGACCCGACAGTTGAGCTTTCTTTGCGGAAAGAAACAATATCGCCCTCGCTTGTAGAAGAACGATTGATATACATTGTGCCAACAGCAAATTCAGGTTGGTCACTGCCAAGTTTCACACCACTAGCACCGCCAGTAAAGTTTCTGGGGTCATTGCTTGTTGTTGATATAAGCACATTCCCGCTGCTGTCGATACGCATGCTTTCAGCAACTGTTGTTCCATTGTATCTTCGAAAACTAATACTGCCGTGCGATGTGTTGTTGCGAGATGTTATGTGTGTTGTGCCATTATCAGACTGAAATGATGCGAACTGATTTGTGCCATCTGCATCATAAAGACGAACTTGGCTATCTGATGCACTAATTGTAAGGGCTTTATCAGGCGAACTCGTGCCGATGCCTACCCGATTGTTTGAAGCATCTAGAAAAAATGTATTGCTATCAAAGTTTAAATTATTTGGAAGCGCAACGGTATTTGCTTTAATTGTTAACGTATCACTAGACTCATTACCAATTATAGTATTTCCGTCAGCACTAAATAAAGTATCGTCCTCAACTGTTACAGTAGAGGTTGTAACAGTTAAAGCACCAGAGCCTAGAAAGCCTGTTATCTTATTACCAATATAGCTCATTAAGTTATTTCCAGGTAGCTTATTGTTACATCAGCACTACTAGCAGTATCTGATTCAACAATTACAACATCAGTAGGTTCGAGAACAACCTTTTGGTCACCCCCTACAACTACCAACGAACCACCTGCAGGCACTGGAGCATTCTTTACTAAATGAATTTTAGATGCTCCACCATCATTAATTTTAACATCCACAGCAATCTGTGAGTTAATAATGTTTGCAACCGTCAATCCAATAATTGTAGTTGAAGTAGCTGCGGGACATTCATACACAGACACTTCAGCTGTGCCTACAGAGGATGCGGTAGATAATTTAAAAGAGTTAGCCATGTCAATATTATACCCTAAAAGTTAGCCCAATGCAATGGCAAAAGCCACGGCAGCAGCGGCTGCAGTTGCAATGGAGGTAGCCAAAGTTGCAGAGGTTGTAGCAAATGTAGAAGATACACCTGCTATTCTTGTTTCTAATGTAGCAGACAAATCAGTAACAACAGATGTATTGGCGACAGTTACGCCTGCTTGAAATATAGTTGTTCCATGTATATCCGCATATCTAAGACTATCAGAACCTAAATCACGTGCGTTATTAGAATTTGGAAGTAAATCTGTAGTAAATCTTCCTGTTACCTGAATGCCATCAGAACCTTGATTGCCTAGTTGAGTAATTGAACCACCCATAATTACAGTATCATTAAATGTTACACCACCTGTAAATGTTCCCCCTGCTTTAGGCATAGCAGCAACTGCAATAGTATTTACAGAAGTAATGGCTGACATATTAATTGCAACACTAGAAGCATTAGCAGCAATAGATGTATTAGCTAAAGCAATTGCTTGTGCATTAGCAGCAATAGCAGAAGCATTAACATCATTAACAACAGAATTAATTGCGCTAACTACATTGTTGATAGATGTAATAGCATTAATGTTTGTTGTTATTTTTGTTTGTAAAGCTGCAGATACAGTTGCAATGCTTGTTGCCAAAGTATTAGATACTGTAGCAATACGTGTCTCAAGTGTAGCAGACGTACCTACACTTGCTTTTGTAGCAACAGCAGAGGTTACATATTTTACATTTGCTGGGGCGTTTGGATAAGAACTTGGATATATGAGGTCTGTAACAGATGTGTTTGTAGCCGCAATACCACCGTGAAAAGTATTAATATAAGCATTGTCCCATCTAAGACTATCATTACCTAAATCTCTTCCAGTAACACTATTAGGGATAATATCAGTTCCCCAACGACCTGCACCACTTATAGTATCACCACTACCGTTACCTAGCTGTATAGTAGAGTTCATTTTTATAGGGCCATTAAATACTGCTGATGCGTTGGAGTTAACAGTAAAACCAATGCCATCAAAAATTACCTGACCAGTAAATGTTCCTCCCGCTAGGGGCATTTGATTGCCAATGCTTGTTGCAAGGGTATTAGAAACAGTTGCGATTCTTGTCTCTAGTGTAGCTGAAGTTGTGGCGAAGGTAGAGCTTACACCCGCAATACGTGTTTCTAATGTGGCTGACACATTGGCAATACTTGTTGCCATTGTGCTAGAAACATTTGCAATAGATGTTTGCAAAGTTGCATTAGTACTTGACAAGGTAGCTGAAACCGTGTTAATATGACTTTCCAAAGTCGCAGAGGTTGAAGCAAAGGTAGAGCTAACATTTGCAATGCGAGTCTCCAATGCTGCCGATACATTAGCAATACTAGTAGCCATAGTTGAGCTAACTGTTGCCAAGCCTGACGATGTAGCAACTGGCTCACCTGCTAATGTAATATTAGTAGCAGCAACAGTGGTTGCACTTACTGTGCCTGCACTAACAGTCGTAGCAAACAAGTCACCAGTTCGTAGACTACTAACACTTACATTTTGAAATATAAGATTAGTAGCATTTAGTCCTTCAGTTGTAATGCTTGTAGCTACAATGTTGGTAGTTTGTAGATTGCTTGGTTGAAATGTTCCTGTAACTTTCAAGCTGCCTGCAATACTTACATTGCCTGTAAAGGCAGCAGAAGTTTGTGAAAGTTTTAATGGAGAGTTATTGCCTGCACCATCTTGAACACGGCGAAGTGTTTCATCTATACCACTATTAGAAGCACTAGAATTAATCTGTAGCAAATCCTTATAGGTATTTGCAATTTTTTTACCTGTTAAGTCTGCCATCTATACTGTATTCCAATTCTTATCTAATAGTTCCCACTGATAAATAATCGTGTGTCGTTCAGTGGCATCTTCCCAGTTTATGTTCCTATCAATGTTAGGGTCAGGTCGTGCGTTCATTACGAAGTTACTTCTATCCCTCATATCTGGTGTTTTATTCTGTGGATGGTCTACCCTATTGTATGCTCCATCCCAGTCATTGGGACAGACCCACAAGTTATAGCTGTTCTTTCGAAGCCTGCTGCGAGGATAAGAAAAACCACATACATCACATTCTGCTTTAACATGTTTTCCTCTAGCCATTTATAACTCTGGTAGCCACGCCGACACAGGAACTGCCGAAACAAGTGAAGGTCTTTGTGGTCTAGCATCCCTAATATTTTCATCGTCGGTTACTCTAGCTATTCTATTTTGTGGATGATTGTGTTGGTCATACTTTCCTTCGTAGTCCATGTTGCAAACCATCATACCATAACTATTCTTTTTTAGTTCCCGTAAGGGATATCGAAAGCCACAGATGTCACAGAGTCCTAATGATTTAGTTGCTCCCATTACTTATAGTTCAGGCGGGGCGTAAGATATAAGCTTGCACGTTCTTTATCTTCCTCTTGCGCTCGCACCAGCCTTTCTTCGTACTCCATCTTCAACATTTGGATTCTGCTCATATCTACACCTGGGCGTTTCATAGACATAAAGTATGCCGTGCCTGCAGTAAGGCAAGGATAAAAACGGCGAGAAATGTCAGCGGTCTGTGAAGACCGTGAAACATCTTGAAAATATTTTACAGTTTCAAATTTAATCTTGTCTGTATTGTTTTCGGGTATAGGCCATAGATACACAACAGGATTGTCACGCTCTCTACGTACCGCATATTGTGTTGGCCGCCCTGTCTGTCCTTTGCGTGGAATCTTGAGATACTCTTCCATGCTAATACGTTCTAGCTGTAGGTCAGTGTTGTCTCTGTTGACAACTGCCTCAACTACATCAATGTTGTGTGCGTCTAGACTGTAGGCTGTAACACTTGTTGTCACGGATACCGCCGTAGTATTAATTGTCCAAAGCTGAATACCACGGTTTTGCCAATCTTGTAGGAGCAAGTTTATAGAGCGGCGTGCAGAGCGAGGCTCTTCACCTAGCGTAGGTTCGCCACCAATCATTTCCATTGCTTCTTGGATTACTTCATCAATATCCATTGAGAAACTATATGTACCTGAAGTTGCCATTTATGGCCTCCTTTTTCTGGCTTTAGCTTGTGCAGTTTTAGAAAGCTCTGAATAATGATAAAGAGGTTTACTTGACGTAGTGTGCCTTGCTCCACTATGCAGTTTTCCATCAGACATTTTATGTGTGCCTCCTTTATGTTTAGAGCCATCTCTAAAATAATGTGCCATTCCTTTTGCCATCTAATATTCCTTTAGTATAGTCTATTATGTCCTGATTGGTTGCGGCCAGTCTTTAGGTTAGCTTTCTGGCCCGTGCCTCTTGGACTAACAGAACCAGTAGAGTTTCTTTTACGACCACCTACCTTTCTTCCAGGTTTGCTAATCTGTTGACTGACCGCCGCCCTACTTATTGCCATTGTCTTTAAGTTTTTTTTCTGTTCTTACTACCAAGACCGAAAGTCTGCTTTTGACTTTTAGGAGGACGCTTTTTACTGCCTGACTTACCTGCCCAAAAGACTTTGTTAGCCCAGTAAGCAGCTGAAGTCTTGCCTCTAGCAATGTTCTTTCCATGCCTTGCCTTAAAGTTTTTACGAGCTTCTGGGCTGTAGTTGTGGCCCATTCCTTGAGCGCCAAACCGAATGACTTTAACTTTTCCATTGTCTCCCCTTACAGCCACTACGGCCTTTTTGTTTGGATGATTAGGAGTTCTCTTGGGTTTGTTCAAACCAGATAGTCCTAGCTTTTTTAGTTTATTTTTTTCTGCGTCTGTCAGTGCCATTAGTATAACCTGTTATGTCCTGATTGTGATTTCTTTTTAATACTACCACCTTTTCTTTTATTTACAGGTCGTTTCATTGTTAAAAAGAAAGGAACTTTTCTTCCATATTTTTTATAAACACTAATTAATTCTTTTTTTCTTTCAGCATCATTTTTATGATTTTTATTTCTAACCCTATTTATATCTTCGTTAAAAGGAACACGGGTTTTTCTTACTCTTTTTCCATATTCTTCAAGAGATTCTGCCATTTTAATTCTCCTAGTATAACCTGTTATGTCCTGAAACCTTACCGCCTTTTGCTGCCTTACGAAACCTTGCAGTTTTCTTTGCTATAGCTTTAGGCTGCTTAACGAATTGCTTTCCCTGTTTGCTTCCTTTTCTTTTTGCTCTCGATGTTGCCGCATACTCTGCTGGGGAGAGTGCCTCAATAGCCGCCTCTGGTAAATACCTTTCGCCAGTTTTGCTCGACTTCTTGCCACTCTTAGTTCTCCATTTCTGCTTTGTCCAACTGTCGAGAGACTTTTGAGATTTTGCTTTTGCCATTTAACATACTACGATTTGTAGCCCCCACCTTTTGCTTTGTATTCTTTGGCCATCATCTGTGCTTTTCTTGCCGACCACTGACCAGGCTTACCACCCTTTCCACCCGCTTTGATTCTTTCAAAAATCTTTTTACGCATACCAGGCTTTGTGTAGTTGCCTGCCTCATTGACACGGCTACCTTTATTTTTATTTACTTTTTTTTTACCGCCACGATTATCAGAAAGTTGAGACTCAATATAATCCATATGTTTTTTGAAGTCTTCCATTTGAGCCTTTTCAGATT